TAGTATCAAGACTTCATTCTAATATCTAAAATCTAACGGGGTTATCGCTCACAAGGATAACCAAAATGGCTCAGGATCAAACTTCATACGCAGCATTATTAAAAACGCTGTACACGGACCAAAAAGTCCAAAATTTAACTTACGCTAATCGTCCCTTTCTCGCCATGGTTGCGAAAAAGGAAGACTTCAAGGGTGACGGCTTAAAAATCCCGCTCATCTATGAAAACAGTCAGAATATCAACCCTGACTTTGCAACAGCTCAGGCGATGACCACGAACACTGTATCAAAAGCGTTCTTAGTTACTCGCTTCAATTTGCAGACATCAGTTCAGATATCAAATGAAACTATCGAAGCCACCAAAGGTAACAGCGGTGCTTTCTTAGAGGCGTTTGAAACATCTGTTGATGGTATGTTAGGCGGACTTTCAAATCAGATTGCACAGCTTTGCTGGCGCTCTGGTTATGGTGATATCGGTTCAATCGCCGTAGGTGGTGTTTCTGGTTTTACCATTACGCTCGCCTACCCGGATGATGTTGTTAACTTTGCAATCGGTCAAAAGCATGTATTTGCTTCTACGGTTTCAGCGTCAACACTTCGCTCAGGAACTGCAATTACGGTAACTGGTATCGATCGTGATGCTGGCGTTATTACATATGACACTGCTTTGGCTACCCCTGGTGCTCTTGCTGGTGACACTGTTTTTAACTTTGGCTTCCGTCAAAACTCAGCAACTCCTAGCCCGTTAGTAATGCCGGGTTTCTCAGGTTGGGTTCCGCAAACGGCTCCTACCAATGCTTTATTCTATAACGTTGATCGTACTACTGACATAACTCGTTTAGCCGGTATTCGCTACAATGGCGTTGGTTTAGACATTTCAGAAGCTTTAATTAG